GTTACTTTGTAGGATTGGAACCTTATAGGTCCTTTCCCAACGGAGATCATTAACCAGAAATTGGTTAGATTCCTGGACTGCTAGCAATAGGAGTCTGGGATAACAGAAAAGGTCAGTCTACGCCTAAATTTTCAGAGAGGCCTAGGGATCATCTGTGTACATCGAGAGATGCTTTCGCAGTTGCTCTAGAGTTCCCCCCTTTTGATTTATGGCAGCGATAACTCGCTCTTCGGGCTTTCCCGCCCGGGGGATGAGTTGCTCCTAACTTCGTAGAAGCCCACTTTGATTCCGTCCGTAGACTCGATCACCCTTATCCCTTAAGGTAACCACGGTATTGTTTCCTCCGCAGTCAAGAAAGGTATGCTTAATGGTATCGGTCTAGCATGTCTAAGACCGGGCCTGCCACTTATCCTGATATTGATAATCCTACAGGGAGTGTATTACTACATTTCCTCATACTGTTCCTCCCGGAGTCTCGTCATCACCCGGTGTTTTACATCGGGTGGTAGGAGCTCCAGGGCTAATAGGTATGATAGGTCCTCGCGGTGGAAAATACCGTCTAGATGGATATCAGTCTCCATAAAGTCGACTCCAGAAACTCTATAAGAGATTCTAGGTACGAGACCAGAGGGAGTCATTACCAATTCGGTAACGATACCATCGCCTCGTGCATTCATTTGCGCGAATTGTGCCCCAGGACCAGGGGTTCCGCCTAACTCAGGCGTCGAGTCAGTGATCTCAGGTGTCTGAATCACAACATCAGCTTCATGTATTACACTGAGTTGAGTCCCTTCACTTTCACCCATTGCCATCCCTATGATCGGTAGACATCGCTGTGATAAGTTACGAGCTAATTCGGCTTGTAGCCAGGCTTGAGCAGAACGGAAAGCTGTAATTACAGCTGACCGTTTCTTTCCTCCGAAGTCTAAGTTACTTCGTTCAAAGAAATTTGGATTCGGTAACGCGGCGATCGCGTCCCTTATTTCCTCAACTCGCGCCCAGATCTCATTGAGATCGTCTAACGATGGTCTCTCTAAAGAATCTAGCCGGGTCTCGAGGTCCCGTAGGTCTACCTTCAATTGCCCGACTAATGGTAAGACAACGTAAACGTTCCACGCTTCCGCGTGGAGGTTATCTATGTCGAACCACGTATCGATGTTACCACCGTACGTCGAGTCAGGCACAATGATTGTTTCCAACCTTGACCTGGCCCGAGTAATCGAACTTTTGGTCTTAGACCGTAAGGAATCCCAAAGACGCTCTCCCATCGCTGAGAGAGCTTCTTGCGGTACCTCCCTAACCGATCCTGGTTGCCACTGTAGGAGCCATTCCATTACTGAAAGGCCCCATGGTGACCCAGGACGAGAAAGTAAGATTGCAAGACCTTGGAGACGTGATTTCCGCTCTAACACGGCTGGTAGCCGTGCGAGAGACCGGAAACCGTAGCCTAGGACTTTGGAGGCGATACGCAATGTTTCCATAAGCGTACCCCGAACTCCAAAACGGGTCAGGATTTGTTCCAAAACACTATGGTCTGCTTTCGCAATACCAAGTGCAAGGAGTGATATTCCTGACACGTCTTTCCCGTGAGCGAAAGTTCGCTTAGCGAACTCAAACCCACCGGTAGACGAAATCAAGGACTTCGCCAACCCATACTCAACTCCGATCTCTCGGAGAAGAGCCAGATATTCTCTGGCTACCTTGTCGTTGGCTATGACAATATCATCACCTAGGAGGGCATATTCTTTGAAGAACCCATAGATACCTAACGCGCGGTACGCCGCGTATTGGACTAGAACATGGTGTGTCAAGCTGAACGCTGCCCAACTGGTCAGAGCGCCCATAGGCTGCCCGGACCCATACACCAAAGGTGTATCGCGCGGGGGACCCGAAACCCCGTTAGGGGGTCCGGGTGTGAGATAGAACCTCTGAACGAGGATTCTAGCCCACAATTCAGCTAGTCTCGGCCCAATTAATGCCGAGAGCACTACCTGTTGCAACGCTAATGGAAACCGGTCTGTCGCTGACGAAAGATCATATGACCAGAACGAACGGTACCCAAGGTCGATGAGACGTTGGGCCGGACGCATCTGATTAAATGTCCCATCTGTCTCTAACTTTCTCAAGATAGAAAACAGAAGGTCATGAAGTGGTTTCATTACGCATTGCGTGAGGCTATCCACCATGGCAAAGACACGGATCTTACCAGCGGGCTCGATCTTGTAACCTAGTTTCCCGAGTCCTTTCGGACGGCCGAAACCGGGATATTTAAATCGGTCGTAGTAGTCTACTACCAGACCATTCTCGTTTCTTGCGATTCGAGTTTGGATCCAGTCTTCTACCCTTTCAGCGACGTGGATGATTCTGCCAATGGCTCGATCATTAACGATGTTCAACCATTCCCTTAGGTAAGGGTACAAGTCAGTCAGTAAATGACTGCTCCCCTCCGGGTTTCTCTTGAATGACAGCCATTGCATGGCATCACTAAAGATAGCTCCAGAGTTGGTTGATGTACCCGAGGGAACGGTTTTGCCGTCCTTGGCTTTCTTGACCATAGGACGATCGTCCACATATGATTTCTCATGTGTGCCGCCGCTGTTAGGTCCTGACTTAAAAAGAGCCAGTAACCGGGGTTTTAGGTCACAAGGGATTCCTTTCCACTCAAAGGTGATCCAAGACGCGGCTAATGATGCTACATAAGTAATAACTTCACCAAGGGGTTTCCCTGGCGGTAGATCATCAGCGTTTCTCACGCTTGCGCATGAGCTTCGACGTCTTACCCAAAGAGTGGCTAGTTGGTCATACCCAATCTCACGAAAGAAAGAGGGTAGCCAACCGTTTAAAAATAGAATCCATCCTTTTAGGAAACTTGGCATCATTGCTGATCCATCGGTGATCGACCGAAGTTTAAGTCTTCCAGGTATTTCGATTACTCGATATAACTGAAAGAACGAAAGCCAAATTCGTATGGTCCAGGGATCACCTGAACGTATACTTTTCCGCATCACTGCGGGTATCACACGAGGAATGCCGGTCCCCTGCGTCCGTGACACTGCTGCGCCTAGTTCCTGGGTTGCGCCGATCCGTTGGCCTCCAGAGGCTTGCTGTAATAAAACAGTACAAGCTTTGAGGTACTTCACGACGTAAGCCCAGCCACCTGAACGTTGCAGATGCACGACGTAGCGTCCAAATTCTATTGTTGCTGTATACCATCTAGCAGTGATTCCTCCGTCCCTAAGATGCAGAACCCTTGTTAGGGCTGCTCCTAGGGCGCGACCACCTTTTACAGTGGTCTGCCATGTAAACACGGCTCCGGCGACCGCTTTCGCGATCGGAATGATATTCCGAAGTTTCATTTAAGTTCGCTTAGATGATGCGTTGCCTTAAACTTGTTTACACCTTCAGTTTCCTCTTGCGAGGGCTGCAGGCACCCTTGGTAGGGTCGGTGGAGTTAACACCTTTAGGTTCGTGGAGGTACATCCAACACAAATCTCAGGCCCCGCTATTTCTATTACTAGAGTAGCATTTCGAAGATATCTTCAACCTAGCACCAGAATTAACTGGCGATCGGTTACCTGGTACTGCTTAGGAAAACGACCACTACCCATACACGTTAACAGTGTAATTCTCTATCCCTTTCGGGACCTTGATCGTTCGGATGGAGCCACCCAACCAGTTGTTGCCCTCATACCCTTTCGGTATAAGGCCCACCATCTCAGCGGGTTTCTCTTTGGGAGACAACTTCCTACTGCTTCGGGAGCTTTCGTTCCCGGTCGCTTCTGTAGATCAAGGGAATAGCAATATTACTACTACTACAATTCGATGTGAGCACCTCCTCGTAAACGGGGAATCTACAAGGTTAGAATACATACCATGTCAGCTTCATTGCTTAATGGATTGACTACCCAATCTAGGTCACTCGGAATCACTTATTAAGTGCAACCGCTGTGGGGGCTTACAGAGAACATTAGACCACATGAAATGTTTAAACAACAGAGGTTAAATAAACATCGCACTCCTCCCTTTCGGGCTGGATACGATATCTCACTAGAAGAAAACTTCGAGCTTGACTCGCCTAGGAATTTGTTGCTCTGCTCCGCAGACGGCAAATTGCCTGCAAGGACGGAA